TCTCTATTTCATCACCGACAAGCAGGGGAAGAAGGTTCGCTTCCGCATGACGCAGGAGCAGATCGATTACTTCCAGGGGATGCATACCCGGAACATCATCCTGAAAGCTCGCCAGTTGGGCTTTACGACGCTGGTGTGCATCGTCCAGTTGGATGCAGCGTTGTTCGAGGCTGCCAAGTGCGCCTTGATCGCTCACACACTGAACGACGCAAAACGCCTTTTCCGGGAGAAGGTCAAGTACGCCTACGACAACTTGCCGAAGGAGCTGCGCGCTGCTAACCCGGCGAGAAACGACGCTGCCGGCGAACTTGTGTTCAGCAAGGGCGGCTCGCTTTACGTCTCCACCTCGTTCCGGGGCGGCACGCTGCGCTACCTGCACGTATCCGAGTTCGGGAAAATCTGCGCCAAATTCCCGCATAAAGCGCGGGAGATCGTCACCGGAGCTTTCGAGGCTGTCGCTGCTGAGTGTTTCGTCACCATCGAGTCGACGGCAGAGGGCCGGGCCGGGTATTTCTTTGATTACAGTCAGTCAGCAGAGCGCCAGCAACTGGCCGGTGTGCCACTGGGCCTACTCGACTGGAAGTTCTTTTTCTTCAGTTGGTGGAACAACAAGGCCTACAGCCTTGACTCGACTGACGTGGTACTTCCACAGCGCCTGACCGATTACTTCAACGAGCTGCACGCCAAGCACGGCATCGTCACCAACGACGGCCAGCGCGCCTGGTACGCGGCAAAGGAGAAGACGCTCGGCGACGACATGAAGCGGGAATACCCGTCAATCCCTGTCGAGGCCTTCCAGCAGTCCGTTGAAGGAGCCTACTACGCCCAGCAGTTCACCAAGCTGTATGCAGCTCAGCGCATCGGCACTCTGCCCGACAACAGCCACCTGCCGGTGATGACCATTTGGGACATCGGCGTGAGCGACTCCACCGCCATTTGGTTCGTGCGCCAGGTTGGCGAGCAGTACCACATCATCGATTACTACGAGAACTCAGGCGAAGGCCTGCGGCATTACATGAAGGTGCTCAAGGACAAGGGTTACACCTATTCCGAGCACTGGGGGCCGCACGACATCGAGAACCGTGAGTTCGGCAGTGATGCGAAGACGCGCAAGGACATCGCCCGAGAAGGTTACGAAATCGACGGGCAGGTTTATCGGATGACGTTCCAGGTCGTCCCGAAAATCGGGGTGGACGACGGCATCGAGCAGGCCCGCGAAATTTTGTCCAAGTGCGCCTTCGACGAATCGAAGTGCGAAGAGGGCATTGCCTGCCTCGAGAACTATCGCAAGGAGTGGGACGACAAGAAGGGTTGCTGGAAAGACAAGCCGCTGCATGACTGGACGTCTCACGGCTCCGATGCATTCCGGTACTTCGCAGTCGCCAAGAGTTCAAAGAAGCCGGTCAAATCAATCAAAATGGGATTCGCACGCTAATGGCAGACGTCACATACACCCGCCCGGAATACGACGCGGCACAGTCCCGTTGGCGGCTGGTGCGCGACGTGTGCAAGGGCTCCGAGACAGTGAAGGGGCGCGGCGACGTGTATTTGCCAAAGCCCAACCGCCACGACACCAGCCCCGAGAACGTCGAACGGTACAAGTCGTACAAGCAGCGGGCCGTATACTACAACGCCACGGGGCGCACGAAGCACAGCCTTGTTGGCGCGGTGTTTCGTACCTGGCCAACGCTGACGGTCCCCGGCGCACTGGATTACGTAGCCACGGACATCGACGGGCAGGGCGTGAGCGTTTATCAGCAATCGCAGTCGGTCATCGGGCATCTGCTCGAGGTTGGTCGGCACGGCTTGCTGGTGGACTACGCCGCGGTGCAGGCCGGTACCGTGAGCAAGGCGGACGAACAGGCGGGTCGAGCTCGCGCGAACGTTGCGAGCTACCCAGCCGAGTCGATCAGGAACTGGAAGACCCGTAAGGTCGGTGGCCAGCACCTGCTGAGCCTGGTTGTGCTGCAAGAATCCGTAGATGTCGATACCGATGACGGCTTCGGTAGCGAAAAGGTTACCCAGTACCGGGTGCTACGCCTGGACGAGACCGGCGTGTACACCCAGGAGGTGTGGGAAGAGGGAACAAGCCAGACGGCTATGATTATCCCGCCATTCACCCCCCTGAATGGCGCAGGCCAGCCTTGGCGGATCATCCCGTTCCATTTCCTTGGTAGCGAAAACAACGACACCAGCATCGACGACGCCCCGCTGTACGACATGGCGGTGCTGAACATTGGTCACTACTGCAACAGCGCGGACTATGAGGACTCTGTCTGGTTCTCTGGTCAGCCGCAGTTCTGGATCTCCGGACTGGACGAAGCCTGGCGCGATCACCTTGAAGCCAACGGTATTTACGTCGGCTCCAGGGCACCGTTGACGCTTCCCGCCAATGGATCGTGCGGGTTTGCTCAGCCCGAGCCGAACACGCTCGTGAAAGAGGCCATGGACGCCAAGAAGCAGGACATGGTTTCCCTCGGCGCCCGGCTGATCGAGCGTGGTAGCGCGGTGAAGACCGCAACCCAGGCCGACAACGACAGCGCAGCTGAACACAGCGTGCTTTCCCTGGTGGTGAGTAACGTCAGCGAGGCGTACAGCCAGTGCCTTGTATGGATGGCCGAGTTCGTGAATGCCCCCGGCGAAGTGGTCTACAAGCTCAACCAAGACTTCAGCCAGATCACTCTGGACGCAACGATCCTTGCGGCGCTGTTCAACGCAGTTCAGGGCGGCAAGCTACCCGAAGGCGACTTCTGGCAGTACCTGCGTGATCGCGGCGTGATCAACCCAGAGAAGACGGACGACGACATCCGGGATGAGCTGGAGGCACAAAGCACCGGGCCAGCCCTGGACGACACCGAGGTAATTCCGAATGGCGGCAAACCAAGCAATCCTTGACGCCACCATTCGGCATGCCGTCCTCCTCGAGCAGCTGAAGTCGGGAGAGGTGGCGAAGTTCGCACCATTCCTCAAGGAGATCGACCGCTCGATACGCGAGCGTCTGACCCGGACCGACCTGACGGACTACACCGTCGCCCGTCTGGAGCGACTGCTGAGCGAAGTCGACAGCCTGCTGCTGGGCATCTTCGACCGGTACAGCGAGAAACTGAACCTCGACCTGGTGGACATCGCCAATTACGAGGCCGAGTTTGAAGCGACCAGCCTGACCCGCGCGGCGCCGGTGGGCGTCACCTTCGATGCCGCAGTACCTGGTGCTGCTGCGATTCGGGCGGCAATCCTCACCAATCCGCTCAGCGTGCGCGGTGCCGACGGTGGAAAGCTTCTCAAGTCGTTCATTGATGGCTTCACCGCCACGGAGCGGCAACGCCTCACAGGCGCGATAAGGCAGGGCTTCTTCGAAGGCCAAACCAACTTCCAGATCATCAAGAACATTCGCGGCACCAAGGCGCTCCAGTACAACGACGGCATCCTGGCTACGACCAACCGCAACGCCGGCGCCATCGTGCGGACGGCGGTGCAGCACGTCGCCACCCAGGCGCGCATGGAGACGCTGAAGGAAAACAGCGACGTCGTGCAGTCGGTGGAGTGGGTCAGCACCCTGGATTCGAAAACCACCAGCCAGTGCCGGACGCTCGATAAGCGCCGGTTCAAGTTGACGGAGGGGCCCCGGCCACCGATCCATATCAACTGCCGTTCGACGGTGGTGGCTGTGACGCGTTTCAGCGCCTTGTTCGCCAAGGACGCCACTCGGGCATCCATCGGCGACGGAGGTGCCCAGCAGGTGAGGGCTGACCTTAGCTACTACGACTGGCTCGAGCAGCAGCCGGCAGCCTTTCAAGACAAGGCCATCGGCCCGGTCCGCGCCAAGTTGTTCCGCGAAGGCGGCCTGAGCATTGAACGATTCTCCGAGCTACAGCTTGATCGCAACTTTGCACCGCTGACCCTTGTGCAGATGAAGGCTCTTGAGCCTCTGGCGTTTGAAAAGGCCAAGCTGTAAATTTCCGGCCAATAAGTCCGGAGCGTCTAACGTGATTAAAAATATGTCACTTTTCGAAAGAGAGGAACTGGCTGCGATCTTTAGGTGCGTCATGGCTGATAAGAACAATTCGGTTTTATGCAGCGCTAAACACAAGGAGGTCGAGGTTTTGGCTGACAGGGTACTACGCCAAGGTCGACTTAAAAAAAACATATACAACGCTATGTTGACTGCGTTTATTCAAAACCCTTGGATGTATACCAAGGGTAAGGATCTGTTAAGCATAGAAGTAGCTGAGCCGCGTTATCCGTTTGGCCCGGACGAAATAAAGATATGGCAGTTAGAGGACGACCTCGGGTTCTAGTGACACCCAAAATTTTGTTTGAAACCCGCTCCGGCGGGTTTTTTTATGCTCCGCAGGCAGGGCCTGCACCTTCGTCTCTGGGAGACAACCAATGCTGAAATTCCAACTGGATACCCTGGAAGGGGTAGATGAAGCCGTGCGCGCTCTTTACACCGAGAAGGACGGCAAGTTCGTGCTCGGCATTGAAGGTTTGCCACAGCCTGAGGATGTCTCGGGCTTGAAATCCAAGGTTCAGGAGCTGCTGGACGAGAAGAAAGCCGCCGACAAGGCGCGCAAGGAAGCCGAAGACCAGGCCCGACTGGAGCGCGAAGAAGCCGCCCGCAAGTCCGGCAACGTCGAGGAGCTCGAAAAGTCCTGGTCTGAAAAGTACAACCGCCGCGAAGCTGAGCTGAACGGCATGCTGGAGCAGGAGCGTGGAACGCTGAGCACTCAGATCCGGGATCTGACCGTCGGCCGTACCGCTACTGACATCGCGTCTGCCCTGGCAATCCCAGGCAGCGCCAAAGCCCTGTTGCCGCACATCGAGCGCCGTCTGAGCGTCGAGCAGCGCGACGGGAAGCCTGTTGTGGTCGTCCTCGACCAGCAGGGCAAGCTCTCGGCGGCAACGCTGGATGAGCTGAAAGCAGAATTCGCAAACGACACGGCCTTCGCGCCGTTGATCGCGGGTAGTAAGGCATCTGGCGGCGGGGCTGCGGGTGCTGGAGGTGGCGGCGGGGCCGCAAAAGGAAAAATCGGCGGCACCAAAGAGGAACGTACGGCCGCAATCGCGAGCCGGTTCCCGGATCTCCCACAATCGTAAGGAAATAACTCATGTCCCTGTCGCAAATGCAGGTTTTCAACGAATACATCATGCCGGCGACTCTCGAGACGCTGGATCAGTATCTCGCCGCGTTCAACGCTGCCAGCCGCGGCGCAATCGTGCTGTCTCCTGACGGCTTCACTGGTGACTTCCTCCAAGAGTCGTTCTTCCAGACTCTGGCCGCCGCCCAGCGCCGCGTGGATCGCTACAGCGCGAACGCCGCGGTTGCTGCAACCGATCTGACCGAGCTGAAGAACACTTCGGTGAAAGTCGCCGGCGGCTTCGGCCCGATCCGCTACGAGCCATCTCAGATGACCTGGCTGGAGCGCCCAACCGCTCAAGGTATCGAGGTTGCTAGCCGCGCGTTCGCTGAAATTCTGCTGATGGACCAGTTGAACACGGCGATCGCTGCCCTGGTAGCTGCAATCACCGCCCAGGCCGCTGCGGTCAACGATGTGTCGGCTACTGATGGCATCACCTACGCCGGCCTGAACAACGCTCACGCGAAGTTCGGCGATGCAAGCCAGAACCTGGTAACCCAGGTGATGCAGGGCACCAGCTACCACAAGCTGGTAGGTCAGAACCTGGCGAACCAGCAGCAGCTTTTCCAGGCGGGCAACGTCCGTGTGGTGGATATCCTCGGCAAGATCTCTGTTGTGACGGACGCCCCGGCGCTGATGCAGGCCGGTACCCCGAACAAGGAAATCATCCTTTCCCTGGTTCAAGGCGCTGCGCTGGTCCATGACGGGCGCGACATCATCAGTAACGTCCAGACCACCAACGGCAAGGAGCGTATCGAAACCACGCTCCAGACCGACTACACCTTCGGCCTGGGCCTGAAGGGGTACACCTGGGACACCACCACCGGCGGCAAGTCGCCAACCGACGCCGAACTGGCGACCGGTACCAACTGGGACAAGATCGCCACCAGCATCAAGCACACCGCCGGTGTGGCTCTGATCGGTGACGCCTCCAAGTAACTCTGAAAGCTGAGTCGGGCCTAGCGCCCGGCTTGGCGAGGACATGATCATGAGTAACAAGAACATCTGGTATTTGCCTGGTCCATTCCACCAGTATCAGGAAGATGTGAAGGCGCTGGCCAAGGCGAATGGCCTGCGCATCGTCGACGCAAGCGTTACCGAAAGCCGCGAAGATGCTGCCGACGATGTGCCTGACGTGAAGGTCAAGGAAGTGCCGAAGGTGCTGCTGGTCGATGGTGGCAACTCCAGCGTCAATATCGATGCATTCCGTGCCGAACTCGAACTTGTCGGCCTGATCGTCGAGTCGTTCGCTGATCAAGCGCTGGTGCGCCCCGAAGGTGACCTTGGCCCGATCGCTGATCGCCTGTTTCAGGTATTCGAAGCGGTAAACGCCGGTGTGGAAAGCCTCATCCGCGAGCGTGACGGTGAAGCCGAGAAGGTGAAAGCTCTGCAACTGCAGGTAGATGGCCTTCTCCAGCAGGTCGACAAAGCCGGCCAGGTGGATGCCGAGGCGAAGGAAATCGCCGACCTGAAGGCCAAGCTCGATGAAGCGAAGGTGCCGTACCGTGCCAACGCCTCGAAAGAATCCTTGGAAAAGCTCGTCGCTGATCTGCCCAAGGCCTGATAATGACGGCTGCCGGTGACGCGGTCGCCAATCTCAAACCATTCCAGCGAGTTGACGCATGACACTCATCATCGAGGACGGCACCGGCAAGCCTGACGCCGAAAGCTACGCTAGTGCCGAGGATCTGGCCCTGTATGCCGTGAAATTCGGCACGGTCATCCCCGCAGGCGTTCCCGAGCAAGAAGCATTGCTGCGCCGGGCCGCCTTGGCGATGGATGGCAAAACCTGGAAAGGCCGCAAGATGAACAGCGAGCAGGCGCTGGCCTGGCCGCGCCGGGGTGTTGAGCTGGACTACCAGATCAAGCCAGATAACTACCTGCCGGCACGGATCCAGTATGGCCAGATGGCCCTGGCCGCCGAGATCCATCAGGACGACATAGACCCAATCGACAAGCGAAAGGGTGCTGTAACGCTGGAGCGTGTCGAAGGCGCGGTAACGCGCGAGTACGCCACGATTTCCAACACCAGCGGCCGACTGTTGCCGGCGGCGCCGGATCGGCCGAGCGCTACGCAATTTGCTGACTACCTGCAAAAGCGGGGGTTGTTTGCTGTTCGCGCATAATGTCAAATGGCCCCTCACATCAGAAATGGAGTTCCAAATGAGTAGTGAGTTCAAGAGCCACCGGGATGTTTGGGCACAGTTTGCGACCGCAGCGCTTAGCGGCTACATCGCCTCCGGTAAATGGGATGAGAAAGCTCATCAGAAAGCTGCAGCTGCTGCCGATGAAATGCTCAAAGAGTATGATCGTCGCGTAAAACAAGCGGGCGGTTAAGTTTTCCTCGCAGCGATATAAGCCCAGCTATCGTGCTGGGCTTTTTCACATCTGGAGCCAACATGGCCTTCTACGACGAAATGGCCGTGATGGCTCTGGAGATGATCACAGAGTACGGCCAGCCCGTGACCATCAGCAAGACGGAGCCGGGCGAGTACGACCCGGATATTGGCGGCGAAGCGCCAGGCGCTACTGTTGAGCAAATCGCCCAGGGTATCCTGCTCGACTTCACCGGCTTGGAATTCCAGAGCAACAGCCTCATCAAGCAGGGCGACAAGAAGCTTAAGATCGCTGCGCAGGGGTTGACCTGGATGCCGGGACTGCTCGACAAGGTCGTGGCCCAGGGCCGAACTTGGTCAATCGTTCCTCCGCTGAAAGAGGTCAACCCGGCCGGTACGCCGATCCTGTATGAGCTGCAGGTGCGGTCGTGAGTCGGGCGGGCGCCGGCCAATCCGGCAGTTTCGCCCTGAGCCTCGCCGAGTTCGCCGCCCAGACCAGCGAGGCCATCGACGCAAGTGTGCGCGAGATCATCATCGAGGTCGGCAGCAGCCTGATCCGGATGTCTCCCGTGGGTAATCCGGAGATCTGGGCCGCAAACGTTGCTCTCCGTGAGACAAACACCCGTGCCGCCGACGACTATGACTTCAAGGTCGCGGTCCGCAATACGATCATCAACCTCAACGAATCGAACTTCACCAAATCCGGCCAGCTGCGAAAGGGTGTGAAGTACGCCAAGCCCCTAACAAAGACCGAGCGCGACCAGAACTTCAATGTGAACGGTTTGGTGGCTGGCAAGGACTACGTCGGCGGCCGGTTCCGGGCGAACTGGCACATCTCGCTGGGCGTGGTTGAGAGCATCACATTCGACGAGGTCGATCCGAGCGGCGCCGAAACCACTGCTGCAATGGTTGCCGCAATGAGCGACTTCACCGCCGGCCAGATGGCCTACATCATCAACAACTTGCCCTACGCGATCCCGCTGGAGTTCGGCCATTCCACCCAGGCCCCCGGCGGCATGGTTCGGGTTACCGTCGCTCGCTTTCAGCAGATCGTGTTGGAGGCCATCAGGAACAACCAGGTATGAGTCACGCAATCATCGCTTCGATCTACGAGGCCAAGCTCATCGCCTGGAACGCTGCCAGGTCGGAGAAGCTGAAGATCGTCTTCGAGAACACGGCCTACACGCCGGCGGCAGACGAGACGTATCTGCGTGTTTTCACGATCCCGGGCGATACCGCGAGCAACACGCTCGGCGGCGATCACCGACTTTACACCGGCGTGTTTCAGGTCAGCATCATCGCTCCGGCGGGCACCGGCAAGGCCAGGACGAATCCGATCGCAGCAGAACTGACCGACCTGTTCCCTCTTTACGCGCGGGACACAAAGGGCGCGGTCACCGTGGTGACCATGTCGCCAGTTGACCAGGGGCCAGGCATCACAGGCGATTCCACCTACACCGTCCCGACTTCGTTCTTGTACCGGGCCGACATCAACTGATCCCGCCCATTGGGCAAACCCAGAGACCCGCCATTGAGCGGGTTTTTTCACATCTGCAAAGAGGAAATTCCCCATGGGCTACAAACTCCCGAACGGCGGCACCTTCCAGCACGCCGCAACCTACGCGGCCGCACTGGCTTTCACTGCCATCAGCAACGCAGCCGAGGCCGTTGCCACCGTTGTAGGTGGCACCATCGCTGCCGGCGATATTGTTCTGCTGACGTCTGGCTGGAGCAAGCTGGATAGCAAGGTGGTGCGCGTGAAGGCAGCCACGGCAACGGCTATTACCCTGGAAGGCATCGACACTACCGACACGCAGGTCTATCCGGTCGCTGGCGGTGCGGGCACGATGCGCAAGGTGCTGACCTGGGTGCAGATCCCGCAAATCTCCGACGTGGCCTTCTCCGGAGGCGAACAGAACTACCTGGATGTGGTGTTCCTCGAGGATGATCAGGGCAAGCAGATCCCCACCGACAAATCGGCAGCGAGCATGGTACTGACTATCGCTGACGACCCTGCGCAGGCCTTCAATGGTGTGCTGCTGAAGGCGGACGCCGGCAAGCAGATCGAAGCGGCGCGCCTGAACCTGCCAGGTAATGACACGCTGCTGTATGGCACCTACACGTCGTTCTCCAAGCAACCAGAGGTGTCCCGTAACAACCTGCTGACTCGTACCGTCAGTCTTGCGTTGCAGGCTGAGCCGACCCGCTACCTGACTGCGGTGGTGTAACCCATGGCAAAGATCCGGATTGCGCAGAACGCCACGTTCACCGCGCCCGTGCTGATTCCAATCGTCGGCAGCGCGCCCGAGAAGGTTGAGTTCACCTTCAAGTACCGGGATCGCGCCGAGCTTGCCGCTCTATTCGATGAATGGAACGAGAAGCGGAAGAAGGCGCAGGCCGCATTGGGGGATAAGCCGTCATGGTCGGAAATTGTTGCGGTGGATACCGAGCAGCAAACCCAGCAAATCAAAGACCTGGTGGTCGGCTGGGGCTTCGATGACGAATACAACGACGACAACATCGTCGCGTTTGTGAAGTCCTGCCAGGGTGCCGCCGAGGCTGTCGTTAAGGCCTACGAAGGCGCATACAGCCAGGCCCGCCTGGGAAACTGACTGACGCCGCCCGCGCGATGTACTCGCCGAGCGTGCCCGACGCGATCATTGGCATGTTCGGCCTTGCCCCTGGCGACCTGGTTGAAGAGGTGGAGGTCTGGCCATGCAACTGGCCGGCCTTCCTCCTTTTCAACCGCATGTCCACCCAGTGGCGAGCAGGCGCAGGCGGCGCGAT